ATGCAAAGCAGGCATTACGAAGATCTAGGTAGAAAGTTAAAAATGAAATTAGATTATCATGAATACGACAACAACGAGAGTGGATTGTTTAGTACAAACAGTGATGCATTACGTATTATACAATTAGCTAAACTAAAAGGTATAAAACCAGAAGAACAATATAATTTACAACAACACACACAAGATATAACAGAAACAGAGTTTAGACGTATTTACAATGAATTAAACAGATACAAGAAAGAATTTAATTTAATAGATTTTACAGACATGATTACAGAATTTATTAAATCAGACAAGTCACCAAACTTTGATGTTGTTTTTATAGATGAAGCACAAGATCTATCAAGAACTCAATGGAACATGGCTAAATCAATATGGGACAAAACAAAAGACACATACATAGCAGGTGATGATGATCAAGCGATATTTAGATGGGCAGGTGCAGATGTAGATAGTTTTATTGCACAGACAGGTCGTGTGATGAAACTTGCACAGTCATACCGAATACCGCAGGTTGTGCACGATATTGCAATGAACATTGTAGGAAGAATAAAAAACAGATTACCAAAAGAGTGGCGACCAAAAATGCAAAAAGGCTTACTTTCATATCATCAAGAATTTAAAGATATTAACATGAGAGAAGGTAATTGGCTAGTGTTAGCTAGAACTAGATTTATGTTAGAAGATTTAGAAAAACAATTACACTCGCAAGGGTTGTACTTTGAGAACAAGTTTAAAACAAACAAAGAACAAGACTTGTACACTGCTATAAACGATTGGGAAAATCTTCGTAAAGGTGTGGATATAAATCACGAACAAATATCAAGAATTGCATCTTACATGTCACAAAATAATTTTGAAAAAAATTCTCTAAAGTATTTAGATAAGGATGCAGGATATCAAATGTCTGGACTTAAAGAAAGAATGTGGTTGAAGACAGATAAAGTTTGGTATGAAGCTTTTGATGATGCACCGCAGAAAAAAATAAGGTATATAAGACGTATGAGGGAGAATGGTGAGAAATTAAATTCTAGTCCAAGAATTACTTTATCTACAATACATGGAGTAAAAGGTGGTGAGCAGGATAACGTGGTTCTCCTGACAGATCTATCAAGAAGCACACAAAGAAACTACGAACAAAACCCTGACGATGAAAATAGATTATTCTATGTTGGAGCAACTAGAACTAAAAATCATTTACACATTGTCGAACCAAAAGACATATACAAAGGATATAAAATATGAAAACAGAAGACGCTTTACAATTAGCGAAAGAACTTATCATGGGACCTAGAGCAAAAACCTATGGTGATAAAATAGTAAACCATGCAAACATAGCAAAAATGTGGTCGGCATATCTTGATAAAGAAATTACAGCACATGACGCTGCTGTCATGATGGCTTTATTAAAAGTAGCAAGAACAAAATTTGGTGCACCCACGGCAGATACTTACGTTGACGCTGCAGCATACATGGCAATAGCAGGGGAATGTAAGCATGAAAACGATATTTAAACCACAAACAGAGTGGATACCACCAACGGACTTTCCAGATTTAGGTAAGTACGATGAGATAGCTATAGACTTAGAAACAAAAGATCCAAACTTAAACAAGAGAATGGGGTCTGGTTCTGTCGTAGGTGTTGGTGATGTTGTAGGTATATCATTAGCCACACATGATTGGTGTGCATATTATCCTATCGCACACGAAGGTGGTGGTAACATGGACCGTAAGATGGTTCTTAAGTGGTTACAAGACCAACTCAATACACCTGCTACAAAAATATTTCATAATGCAATGTATGACGTATGTTGGTTAAGATCACTTGGTATGAAAATTAACGGCCAGATTGTAGATACAATGATAGCTGCATCACTTATTAACGAGAATAGATTTAGATATGATTTAAATGGTATATCAAGAGATTACCTTGGTAAAGGTAAAGACGAGACAGCACTATACGAAGCTGCAAAGTCTTGGGGTGTAGATCCTAAAGCAGAGATGTACAAGCTGCCAGCCATGTACGTTGGATCTTACGCAGAGCGTGACGCCCAACTTACATTGGAGCTTTGGCAGGAATTTAAAAAAGAAATAATGCACCAGGACATTGAAGATATATTTAATATGGAAACTAAACTGTTTCCTGTATTGGTTGACATGAGATTCTTGGGTGTACGTGTAGACCAAGATAGAGCAGCCGTTGAAAAGGAAAGAATGGTTGAAGAGGAGAAGAGATTACTAGGTGGCATATACGCTGAAACAGGACAAGATGTACAGATATGGGCTGCAAGATCTATTGCTAAAGTATTTGATAAACTTGGTTTACCGTATGACAGAACAGAAAAGACTGGTGCACCTAGCTTTACTAAAAACTTCTTGGCTAACCATCCACACACATTGGTGCAAGCTATTGCAAAAGCAAGAGAGATAAACAAAGCACATACAACATTTATAGATACAATATTAAAATACTCAGCCAATGGTAGAATACATGCAGAGATAAACCAACTAAGATCAGAGGGTGGTGGCACTGTAACCGGTAGATTCAGTATGAACAATCCAAACCTACAGCAGATACCTGCAAGGAACAAGGATCTCGGACCACGGATCAGAAGTTTATTTATACCAGAGCAAGGATGTAAGTGGGGTTGCTTTGACTACAGTCAACAAGAACCAAGACTTGTAGTTCACTATGCAGCACTGCAAGGATTCTACTCTGTAGAGGATGTTGTAGATGCATACAAGGATGGTGATGCAGACTTTCACCAGATTGTGTCTGACATGGCGGAGATACCAAGAACACAAGCTAAGACGATCAATTTGGGTCTTTTCTATGGTATGGGTAAGAATAAATTACAAGCTGAACTTGGTATAAACAAGCTACAAGCTGAAGAATTATTTAAACAATATCACAGTAAAGTGCCATTTGTTAAACAACTCATGGATGCCGTGATGGATAGAGCACAGCGTAAAGGTAAAGTTAGAACGTTGCTAGGTAGACTATGCAGGTTTCATCTGTGGGAGCCCAACCAATTCGGTATCCACAAGCCATTGCCTCACGATGATGCGCTCGCGGAACACGGACCAGGGATTAGAAGAGCATACACATACAAAGCTTTGAACAGATTAATACAAGGATCTGCAGCTGACATGACAAAGAGAGCCATGATAGATCTACACGCAGAGGGTATCATACCGCATCTACAAGTGCACGATGAATTAGATATATCTGTACAAAACAAAGATGAAGTCAAAAAGATAAAAGAAATTATGGAGTCAACGGTATCACTTGAAGTTCCAAACAAAGTAGATTATGAAGAAGGTGATAACTGGGGCACTATTAAATGAGGATTTATTATGGCATATTTAAATGCAAACATACCACCAGAGTACGCACAAATCAGGAAAGAGTATCTCTATGACCTTAAGAAACATCACGGAGAAGTTGAAGACTGTATTATTTTTGGTCTTTCAGCTATTACGGGGCGTGCCATCCTTTTTCATTGTATTATGGAAAATGGAGCTGTCTTCTACCGTCTCCCGATTAGCGCATTCATTCAAAGAGGCTTTAAGGCAGAAGCCGTTCCTAGACGCAGACTTGATGAGCTTCAGTTATGGAATTGTTTCAGCTATTATCCTGCTGTTACTTCTTGGGATATTTTAGAGGCACAAGCTGGTAAATACATAGGAAAAGACAAGAAATGGCACCACGGTAAATACTTATTTACTGTTGACTTTGCCCACCCTGAAGCTAATATCTTAGATACGGATCATTCAGAGATACCGCACGAGCACAAATGTGCTCACATCATAGCTCTCGATGACGGGAACTATGCGGCACAACCCAACAATAGATGTATATGGGACATCCCATCATTCACTGTTAAGAACAATGTGCCAGATTGGAAAGTGCAAACATCTGAATGGAACGTGGAAAACACAAGTCAATGGAAAACAGAAGATACTGACAAGTTCTTCTATGAAATTGAGGAGAAGAAACATGATTGAAAAATGTAAAAACATTTGTTGCAGAGCCTGGGAATGGATTAAAGGTTTGTGGAACAGATGGGTTAACTGGCTTTTTAAAGGTTTCTATAAGTAATTTATGGCCCTAAAAATCGGAGAAGACCAAGCTGTACAGATGCCGATGAAGACGGTCATCAGTT